ATTGCAGGCTCGTGAGTCTGACCTCGTGGATCTTGCTACCCGTTCCGACAAGGCCGCTGAGGTCAGAAAAGAAGTACTACCCATGAACATCCGTGTTGTTTCAGAAGAGAAGACCTACCGTGCAGACGGTGAGCATGACTTTTTGAGCGATGCTATTGCTGCGAAGTTCGGCAATGACAACGCTGCGTCTGATCGTCTTGCTCGTGCCCGTGACGAAGCACTCTCCGAGTACCGTTCAACAACTGGCAACTTTGGTGGCCTTGTTGTGCCGCAGTACCTGACCGAGCAGTTCGCTGCAACGCTTGCATCCGGTCGGCCATTCCTCGAGGCTGTCACCAAGGTTGCACTGCCAGCGCAGGGCATGAATATGGTGATCCCGAGGGGTGCCACCTCAACGGGGGTTGCGGCGCAGGCCACGGAAGGATCTGGAGTAAATTTACAGACCTTCACGGAGAGCGATCTCACGGTTCCGGTTCGCACGTTCTCTGGGCAGCAGGTTGTTTCACGCCAGTCCATTGACCGTGGAACCGGTATCGGCCAGATCCTCCTGGCTGATCTGTATCAGCAGTACGCAACCAAGGTCAACGTCTCGGCGCTCAGTGGTGCTGGATCAGCTGGGGGCCACTTCGGTATCCTCAACACGACCTCGGTGCAGACCGCAGCGTGGACCGGTACAACCGGTGCGTCACTCGTGGCCGCAATCCACAATGGTCTCGGCAAGATCAATGCCGCACGCTACGCAGCTGCAGACCTCATCGTCATGCATCCTCGTCGTTGGGCTTGGCTGTGTGCGCAGTCCGATTCGTCGCTACGTCCACTTGTCGCCATCGAGGGCTACAACAGCTTTAATGCAGCTGGTGCTGGAATGGCCGCAGGATATGGCTATGTTGGCTCCGTAGCCGGGGTCAAGGTCATCACTGACGCTGGCATTCCCACCAACCTCGGTGCATCCACCGATGAGGATACAATCGTGATCACGAGGTCACAGGATGTGCTGTTCATGGAAGACGGCAGTGCGCCCATCGGGCTTACTCTCAACGAGGTTGCCGCAACCAGCTTGAACGTCACCATGGTGACCTACGGCTACTCGGCATTCACCGCAGGACGCTACCCAGTAGCCACCTGCAACTTGGGTTCCACAGGATTCAAACAAGTCCTGAGCTAACCATTTAGGATGGGTGGTGCAAGCAGTGGGCTTGCTTGCACCACCACCTAACCCCGATCAAGTAAAGGACAAACATGCAAGAGAGTTTTGATCATCCTGGAAAAGTCCTGCTGGCGTTCCCGTCAACAGGTCACGACATCTCAACACGCTTCTTGCGTTCATTCTGGGAGCTTGACGTTTGGGATCGTGAACGTGCAGTGCAAGTGTGGGAAGCGCTTGATTGCCCTGAGTCACCGAACCCGATTGATCTGCGCCTACTGCACAATTATGTGGCGCTCGAAGCGACAGCGAACCTTGCGAAAGCTCGCAACCGTTTGTGCGACGAGTTCTTAAAGAACTACACCGATGCAGAGTGGTTGTGGTTTGTTGATACAGACATGGTGTTCCAACCACAACTCATGCATCAGATGGTTGCACGAGCGGTCGAACATGATGTGAAGATCCTTGGTGCCCTGTGTGTGATCCTCACCGCTGACGGCGTGATACCCACCCTGTTTATCGAATCAGATACCACTGTTACGCAAGTGATGTTGGGTTTTGAACCTAACCAGCTGGCAGAGGTCGCAGCGACTGGCACAGGTTGCCTGCTGATTCACCGCAGCGTGTTGCAACAGATGTTTGATCAGAGTGGTGGTAGTACAAACTGCTGGTTTGGTTTTGATATTCGCTTTGGTAAAGATGGCTCCGAGTGGGCGCTAGGCGAGGATGTGAGTTTTTGTTTGCGTGCGGGCGAGCAGGGCCACAAGGTTTATGTTGATACGACTGCGCATGTTGGGCATCACAAAGGCGGCAGGGTTTACTGGCCTAGTGACATTGAGACGATGGGTGTGCAACCGCCGGAGGAGCCAAAGCTGACGGACGACAATGCTAGGACCTGACGCTTCTAGGTACATCCTCGCTGGTCGTGGTGTACCGGTGGCACGACCGTTCAATCTGAGATGGTTGCTACCTACCATCTGCAAGGATGATTTGCGCAGATGGCGTGCGGTCTGGGTTACGTCATGGGTTGTTGCAGCGGTTGGCATGTTGTGGTGGTGCTCGGATCTTGGTTTGGAACGTGCAGCGGCTGCAGCAGTGTTGTTGCTGGCGTTGCCTGGAGTGTGGGGCCCGCAAGTTGTTCGGCCTGTTGGCGTTGATTTACCGGCGATGGCTGTGGCGATCATGGCTGTTGCTTGTTTCGAGCACGGCCTCTGGCCACTGGCAATCATTCTGATTTTGGTTGCCGCTTCCATCAAAGAAACTGCACCGGTGTTTGCTGCGGTGTGGGCATGGCATCCGATCATGCTTATCGGTTTGATCGTGCCGGCTGTTGTGTGGTTTGTTCGCAAACCACAACTTGACCAGGTGACCGCACAGCCTGTGTTGCGCAGGGTGTATGAGCATCCTGTGATCACGGCGATGGAGGCTCATCGTGGGCGGTGGCGTGACGCTTGGTTGATGGTCGCACCGTGGGGTGCAACACTCGCAGCTTTGTACCACCCGTCGTGGCAGACGCTTCTGATACTCGTTCTAGCCTACGCACAGCTTCTTGTTGCTACTGACACGGTTCGCCTATTGCACACGGCTGCAGGGCCTGTGATGGCCTTAGCGGCAGCGCAGGTGCTACCTGTGCAGTGGTTGCCGCTGATACTGGTCGCACACTTCTTCTGGTGGAGAAAGCCCGAGGTTATCTGATGCATCACGCAGTGCTTGAGTGGGTGCAACGTTGGGTGCCTTCTGGGCCTTGCAGTGTGCTCGATTGTGGCGGGCGTGACATCAACGGCAATCCCGAATACCTATTTGAACACGCAACCTTTGAAGTGGTTGACCTTGTGCCGGCACCAGAGGTCACATGGGTTGGCGATGTTCTCGATTACGGCAACGAACAGAAGTTTGATGTTGGCTTACACCTCGAAGTTGCAGAGCACACGCCTGACTGGCCGCTACACATCGCACACATGAAAAACCTTTTGGACCACAGAACAGGCTTGCTCATATTCACCGCAGCCTGCTACGAACGTGCACCACACTCAGCGTCTGATGGTGGGCCGTTACAACCTGACGAGTACTACTTGAACGTAGACCCCGACAACCTTTCTGTAATCCTCACACGCAACTTTGCAAAGCATGTGATTGATGTGCAGGGTAATGATGTGAGGGCTGCAGCATGGAGATGAAATGACAATCACAAACGGTTATCTCACACAAGCTGAAGCGCTCGCCTATGTTGGGCAGAACCTTGTGCAAGACACAAGCCTTTTGGATGATGTGGTTACGTCGAGCTCGAGGATGATCGACCGTTACTGCGGGCGAGAGTTCTTCCAAGTGACCGAGGCCCGCACGTTCGCCACATCCGATGACATCTACACGCTAGGTTTCGGTTCGTTCAACGACCTTGTGAGCGTCACGACACTGAAGACTGATCCGACTGGCGCAGGCGTTTACAGCACGACTATCGGTGCGACAAGCTTTCAGCTGTTGCCGTACAACGCACCGCAAGCAGATGAGCCATACACAGACCTGCAACTACTCGGTGGTGTGCAGTGGCCTGTACCCACGTTCAATATGAGGCAGAACACGGTTGAGATAACTGGTGTGTGGGGTTGGCCAGAGGTGCCGCTTGATGTGAAACAGGCGTGCAGGATTATCGTGGCCGAGATCGCAAAGCTTGAGTCGGCACCGTTGGGTGTTGCAGGGTTTGGCGAGTTTGGTGTTGTTAGGGTTTCGCAGACAATGCCACCAAGGGCCCGCCAACTGCTACAACCGTACAAGCACGGTAGTAACTTTGGTATCGCATGAGCTCGATCACGAACGGCGAGATCCGAGAAGCACTAGCGCAAGCGATTAACGCAGTGCCAGGGCTCAACATTTACCGGTTCCCGCCGGAAGATGTAAACCCGCCATGCGCTTTTATCGCAGGGTTTAACATCACACCGCTTACGTTTGATGGGAACCGTGAAACAAAGGTTGATGTCACCGTTGTTGTCTCGCACAAACACGTTGACCAGATCGTTACCCTTGACGCAATGCTCGACTCCGATGGTGCTTGGTCGGTGGTTGACGCTATCGAATCCGCTACACCTCCTGGCATGAACTTCTTTGTTGAATCCATCGGCGGTTACCGTGAGCTCACCGTTGCTGATGTGGCCTACTACGCTGCAGATATAAACGTGACGGTGCGAACATGAGCGCAGCAGATTCGTTTGGTTTTAAAATGGTTCGTTATGCGGACAACATCACCGATGTGAACCGTAAGGCGACGATTGCCGCTGCGCTTGTTTACAAATCTGGGGTGTTGACATCTGCAGCTAGTTTCCTTGGCTCGGATCTGCGGTTCAGCGTGTGGAAGAAAGCACCCGCATACGGGCCGTCACCGAGGTTCGGCGCAGGGTTCGAGATGTCTGGCACAAAAACCCATGCGAGCGCATTGTTAAAGGCTCGGCCTTTAGGCATGTGGCGGTTGTTGGAGAGTGGTACGAGAGACGCAACTCACCCGATTAAGCTTCGCAAGAAGCAGGGTAAGAAGGTGATGAGTCGTGGCGGTCAGGTGTTCGGTACTTCTGCAACGGTGCGTGGTATGAGAGGGCAGCGGTCGTGGTCAAACGGTATCCGTTCAAGCGGGCCCGGTGCCATGCAGGCGTACAAGCGGACTCAGAAGCTTGGTTTATTGGAAGCTAACCGCCACTAATGCGAATCCTTGTTGTGCACCCCGGCCCAAATTTCAGTGTGCAAGATGTGCATGATGGTTGGGTTGAAGGTTTCGAGCAGTTAGGCCACGAGGTCCAGCAGTACAATCTGGGTGACAGGCTCACATGGGCCAGTGTTGCCCATCTGGGTATGGATGACGGCACCTACATCAAAGCCTTTCCGAAAACAGAGAACGTGTACTCGTTTGCGATCAGTGGTCTGCCACAGGCTGCGTTGTACTGGTGGCCACAACTCATCGTGTTCATCTCAGGCTTTACGGTTGACCCGCAGTTCTTAGAGGTTTGCCGTGGTCGTGGTATCAAAACCGCTTGTGTGATGACCGAGAGCCCGTATGAGGAATCACGGCAACTGCTGATCGCACCGCACTTCGATGCTGTGGCGTTAAACGACCCGACAAACATGGGCCAGTACGCAACGTTGACAACAGCGGTTTACACACCGCACGCATACCGGCCTGACATCCATTTTGAAGGCGAAGCGCACGAGGACTACCTGAGCGATTGTGTGTTTGTTGGTACGGGCTACCCGAGCAGGGTTGCGTTCCTCGAGCGGTGCAACTTTGATGGCATTGATCTTGCGTTGGCTGGTAACTGGCAGAACGTGCCAACAGTCCTGTCTGATCGTGTTGTGCATGACATCGAAGACTGCATCGACAATGTGCAAACAGCAGAGTTGTACCGTGGCGCTAAAACCTCGTTCAACATTTACCGTACTGAAACCAACGGTGATGTGGTTGATGGTTGTGATGGTTGGTCTGTTGGGCCTCGTGAGATCGAGCTCGCAGCATCTGGCACTTGGTTCGCACGGCAATCTCGTGGTGAGTCTGATGAGCTCTTTCCGATGCTCCCTACTTTTAATAGTCCTGAAGAACTTGGCGAGCTAATACGCTGGGCTCTTGAGAATCCCGTTGAGCGGCAAATTGCTGCACAGCAGGCAAAACGGGTGGTCACTGATCGCACGTTTCCAAATAATGCCCGCAAGCTTTTAGAGGCTTGCGGCCTAGTGAAAGAAGAAGCACATGGCTAATCCGATCAGTGGCAGAAAAGGAAGGGTCTATATTGACGCTTCGGCCAATGGCACAGCGGCAGCTTCACCTGTTGCAAACCTGAACACATGGGGCTTGGACTCCACCACCGACAAGACCGAAGTGACCTCGTTTTCTGACACCTCGAAGACTTACGTTGTTGGTCTGCCTGATGGCAGCATCAGCTTCGGTGGTTTTTGGGATACTGCTGCAGGTTCGCAGTTTGGTATTACTAACTCGGTTGCTGCAGGGCGTAAGTTTTACCTGTACCCATCGACCGACAACGCTCAGTACTTCTTTGGGCAAGCGCACTTCGATCTGTCGATCACTCAGACCGTTTCTGGTGCTGTTGAGATCAGCGGTACAGGTTCAGCGGCGAGCTCGATTAACAGCGTTGGTACCTGATTATGGCTGACGAGTGGGCCGTCAACCTTCCAGACAAAAAGCAGGTCAGGCTTTCTGACTTCACGCTTGATGAGCTGGTGCAACTTGAAGCGGATTGTGATGAGGAGTGGTGGGCGCTCCTATCGCACCCGTTCAAGTCGGCAAAGAATGCGAAGTACATTTACGCAGCGGCATGCGCACAACAAGGCGTTGAGCCTGCTGTGCTAACAGTGCGGATGCTTACAGATGTGTTCGTCCAGGTGCCTGATGATATGCCTGAGATTTATGAAGGGCCTATCCCAAAAGGGGAGGACGATCCACAGACAGCTGGGTCGTCTGGTGTGCCCTCAGATTCCAGTGGACCCCAGAACAAACCCGAAGCCTAAGCATTCGGGATCTCAGACTTCTTAGCGAGGCGGTGAGCAGTGGCTCTACTTGAACGGTTACAAATCCTCATCGACGCTGATGCCAGTGGTGCTGTGCGTGAGTTTAAAAAGATTGGCAACACTGCTGATCGTGAGCTCGGCAAAGCACAGAAGTCAATGGACCGCATGAGCTCGAAGCTAACTAGCTTTGGTTCCGGTGCGGTTGTTGGCGCTGCGGCATTGGGTGCTGGCCTTGCCATGTTTGCGAAGGAGGCTGCGGCAGCTGAGACACAGCAGTTAAAGCTAACTAACTCGATCAAGAACAGTACTGCTGCGTTCCCTGGTAACGGTAAAGCTTTGCGTGATCAGGCATCAGCTTTGATGAAGGTGACTGTTGCTGATGATGATGCGATTGTTTCGGCGCAGGCTTTGCTTGTGCAGTTCGGTCGCACATCAAAAGAGACAGAACAACTCACACCTCTGGTTGTTGACTTGTCACGCAAGATGGGCGTGGATCTCGACGCAGCAGCCAAGGCAGTGGGGAAGAGTTCCGAGGGTTCATCGGGTGCGCTAAAGAAAATGGGTATCGAGGTCGAATCGCTTGGTCTTGGTTCAACCGCTACTGAAGACACCATTGCTGCGCTTGCCGCTTCCGTAGGGGGATTCGCAGAATCTGAAGGGCAAACTTTCGCAGGCCAACTCGACATCATGAAAAACAAGTTTGGTGAGCTCAAAGAGTCTGTCGGCAAAGGCGTACTCGATGTTGTAAACCCGATCCTTGGTATCGGTGCTGCAGCTGGCGAGATCAACCCGAAGGTCGGTGAAACTGCTGGCAAGCTTGCAACCATGGGGGCTATCGGTGCGGGCCTTGTCGGCACTTTGTCTGTTGGCACTGGTGCTGTGATGAAGATGCGTGACCAGTTCACACAGGTTTCAATGGTTGGTGGCACTGCGACACGTTCACTCACAGGTGTTGGCAAGGCCGCTGCAGGTATTGGTGCTGTTGGTGCAGCCATTGTTGTGTATCAGTTGGCTAAGGCTTTGGATGAGGCAAGCGTCAACGCTGCAAAGGTTGAATCAGGGCTTGCTGCGATCAGTTTGCAAGCCGCAGAAGGTAGTGGTGTGTCTGCAAAGTCGTTTGCTGATCTAGCTAAAAGCACAGACGGTGCGATAGACAAGCTTTCAGATTTTGGTGATCGCACACTTGACGTTTTCAACCTGTCGAAAACGTCTGGGACGTTCAAACTTGATGGTGAAGTAATCCAGATTGACAGTGCTACCGCTGCGATCAACAAACTCAAAGCCGCTGGAGACAACAAAGGTTTGCAAGGTGCTTTGGATCTGCTTAGTGGTGCTGATCTTGGCACTGGTGGCGGCGTTGAAATGGAACAGCAGCGCAAGAAGTTTGTTGAGTTTTTAGGCAATACGGAAAAAGGTTTGAGCGATAGCGGCAAGGCAGCGGAACTCAACGCTGAGCAGCTTGATGATACGACTGGTTCAATGGAATCTTTGACTGAAGCCTCAAAGATTTACAACGGGCAGTTGGCATTCATTGCTGCAACACAGAAACTTGGCGCTGATCGTGCAGCTGCATACAACAAAGCGATTGAGGACACGACAACGCTTGATGATCAGGCCACTGCAGCGTTTGGGATGAACACTGCGTACAAAGGGTTGTTTGACACGTTGAATGATCTGCCTAAAGAGTTTGATGTGATCAAGGCTGCGTTGGGTGATTACACAGACGAGCAGAACAAAGCTGTTGAGGCTGTTATCAATTTTGGTGACACTGCCGGAGGTGTCCTTGAGCAGGCTGTTTCAACTGGTGGTGATCCACGCATGCTTGGCGGGATTTTCCGTAAACGCCTTGAAGAGGTGTTGAAGAATGCTGGTATCCCACCAGAGCAAATCTCTGAGTACATCGGTCTTGCTGGTTTGGGTGAGTTGCAGATTGAAGCGGCTGTAAGAATCAGTTTGTCTGAGGAAGAGAAGCAGAAGTTTTTGAACCTGCTGGCGTTGTTTGAAGCAACATCACAAGAGTTTGCCCCTGAGATTCTCCCAAAGATCAACGAGTTGTTTCTTGCTGGCGAGTTCCAGAAGTTGAATGCGCTGATCGCAGCATCACAACCTGGTGTTACTCAGACAGAGTTGTTCTTGTATTTGACTGCATACCCTGATCTTGCTGGGCCTTTGGCTGGGACGATTGCTGCATTGCAAGCACAAGCAGATGCAGATCAGCTTGCACTAACCACAAAGATGTTTCCTCCTGGTTCGATGATGGGCGATCTGATCGCAGCGTTGCAGGCTGAAGCGGATAAGAACCCTGTGAACATCAGTACGAACGTGTTTGCCGGTGCTTCTGCTACTGGCAGCGCAAACACATATTTCCCTCCTGGTGTGAACCCGAATGATCTACCTGTTCAACAAGACGAGATCAACACAGGTTTAGATTTGAACTTCAACGGTATTATCGGGCGTGCTATCGGTGGGCCTGTCGGCGGCGGTCGTACCTACATGGTGAATGAGCGTGGCCGTGAGCTGTTCACGCCTAACTCGAACGGGTTTATTATGAACGCTGGCGATGCGCAAGCATTGCTGCAAGGTGTGTCGCAGCTGGTGAGCAGTGGGGGTGGTGGAATGGTCAACAACTTCACAGTGATCACTCCTGATGCTGAGACTGCTGCGAGTGCTACTGCACGCAAACTGCGTGACGCTGCGTGGAGAAACTGACATGGCTGGACTGACTTGGAATTCTCTAGCAGGGAACCTAACCATTGGTGGCATTGCAATGATGTGCCCGTCGTGGGAGGTGCAGAACCTTGCAGAGTTGTGGCTCCCAGCGAATCAGCGTGGCACTGATGTGATCCGCCCTGGTGTGTCTGGTGTGAAAGCACGTTTGCGTAGGGACACAGTGACAGTGCGCACTTTGCGTTTGCTGATCATTGGTTCTGCTGATCGTAATGGTGTGGCACAAACAGACCTGTTTGAAGGGCTGCAAGCAAACTTTGATTACCTGCGGGCCAATGTGGTTGCGCCTACTAATACAACGGACGGCACACGCTCGGTTGTGTTGACAATGCCTGACGGGACCACACGCACGGAGCCAGCTCATGTGCAGCAGATGGAAGTGGGCAGGATTGTGGAGAATGGTGCGTGGGCGTTGGCGACCATCGAGCTAAGTATTCCTAGCGGGCGTATTCAGTGACGCTCGAGGTTGAGGCACGACTGTTCAACGCAGCGAACACCACACAAGTCGCAGCGCTCAGTGGTGCTTATGATGTGCAGTGGCAAGATGTGCGCAACCAGATTGGCAACTTCTCATTCAAACTGGCGTTAGCTGACACAGACTTTGCTTCACTCACATTTGGTTTGACGTTCCGTGGCCTAGTCAACGGGACCGCCAAGTGGGCTGGTGTCATCGAACAGTTCAAACCAGTGCCTGTTGATGCTGGCATGGAGGACATTGAAGCTGTTGAGGTTTCTGGGCGTGGCCTGTTGCAGCAGTTGGCTGAGTGCGCTGTGCTGCAGGCACCAACGGCTGTTGCTGCACCACCACCTGGTGCTGTGGCTGAGCTTTCACCGCCGATTGATGAACGTGAGTTCGAGTGGTATGGGCTGGATTTCGACGACTCTGATGGTGCATCTGCTTACAACTGGGTTGCTTCAACTGAGCTTGCCACAATGGGCGAAACCTCTGCAGTGTTCCCCGGTCTACCAGCTGGGATGCCAGCGTTGGGTGCTAAGTGGATTTGGCGTGGAGCAGGAACATCTGAGTACCGGCTGTTCAGGCAGTGGGTGAGTGTTTCTGTCGGGCCGTTGTGTCTGGACTTCGCTTCTGAGGATGCCGGCGTGTACATCAACGGGCGCAGGTTTGGTACGAACAGTGCGTACCAGGAGAAGCAGCGTGTTGAGTTCGAGTGCACTGTTGCCGGGTACATCCTGTTGGCGTTTGAAGCTCGTATTGGTGTGGTTGCTGGTGGCGGGCAGGGTTTGGTTTGGAACCTGACTGTTGGCCCAGAGGGTGCAACTGTCGCCACTTCTGGTAGTGCCTGTTATGTGTACTCGGAGCCATCCAGCACACCGAACATGACTGCTGGTGGGACGATGCTGGCAATGAAAGCAGATCACGCAGCGTTGACTGGTTGGACGTTTGACTTCACAGCCACCGCAGCGTCTGATTCTGCTTCACTCACCGCTACATCTGGTATCCCACTGCGCATTGGTGATGACTCAGTGTTTGATGCACTGTTGCAGTACTCCGATGTGTATATCGATTTTGATATTGCGGCTACTGGTAAGACGTTGCGGATCTGGAACAAGGGTGATCACGATGTGACATCATCGCTTGCGCTTGTTCCGGGCAAGTCCACTGCAGGGATAGCAGACCCAACAACGGTCAACCTGTTGCAGTTGGAATGGGATATTAAACAGGCGAGCTTTGATGCACTGTTGGTCCGCTGGTCGGGTGGTCGGTTTACTTGGCCTGCCACTTTGCCTGCAGTCCCACGATGGCGTTCATTGGGTTTGCCTAACATCGCTAGTGCAGCGTTGGCTGAAACCTTTGCGACAGCATTCTTGGCAACGCTCGGTGTCAACACTTACTCACCTACGTTTGATTTCTTGCCGACGAGCTCGGCGCAGTATCCGTACACAATCTTTGACAAGTTCTCAACCTTGAACGTGCCCTTGCCTGCTGATCTGAACACGACTGCAGCGCAGCTGGTGCAGGCAATCACCATCCAGCAAGATGAGGATGGTGTGATGAAGGTTGCTGTGGAGACTGGCACGTTGCAGGAATCACGGCAAACATACCTAGACCGGTGGATCGACCGCTCTAGTCGTGGTGGTGCGGGCGGCCAGTTCTACGCAGCAGGCCAGATCAGCCAACAGCAGATCGCACGAGCATCCGCAACGACCGCCACCGATGTGATCCTATTCTCCGCACGCAACGCTGCGTCAGGTGATGTGTCCTCGAGGACTTCACCGCAAACAGGGCGCATCAACTCGTTGCGCCTTGCAAGCATGGGTGCCACAGCAACATCTGCTGTGAACGTGGTGATCAATGGGAACACCTACACGCTCACAGGTGCGTCAGGTGGCACCGGGTACACGGTGTTGGATAGTGATGAGGCTGTGCTTGAAACAGTGAACGTCCGCAGCGTGATTGCGTTGACCGCCACAACGGTTGCGCATCCTTCTTTGGATGTGATTGCAAGCTACTCCGAGATCATCGCCTGATGGCGGCATATCAGGAACTTGCACGGGTAACCGTTGGTGACCTTCCACGCTCAACACTGTTCAGCAATGGTTCAATCTGGTGCGCCAACTCCAACGCCAGCACAGTCACACGAATCAACCCTGTGACAGGTGCAACCCTTGCAACGATCACACTTGCTGGTAACAACCCGCAAGCGTTGACAGAGGATGATCTTGGGTATGTGTGGGCTGCCTCATCAGCGGCAGGCGGTGGTGCAGTCTTTGGTTTGCACCGCATCAACCCTGCGACAAACACTGTAAACCAGACGCTCGGTGCGAACACTGCTTACGCATCTGTTACTTTCGCTGATGGTGATTTGATCGTTTCACGTTCAGGTGGTGGTGGTGTCACATCACGAGTTGACACAACAACTTTTGCTTTTACCAATATTAGTAAGGCTGCGCCAGCAGGGTATTCCAATGGGCCGAAAACAGCGGCTTACGATGGCACACTCCTATGGCTAACCAACTTCAACAATGATGCCGTGTACGGCCTTGACTCAACGAACGCTTACGTTGCGACCGTTACGGGTATTAACGATCCGCAGCAGTGTGTTTACGCTTTCGGGCAACTCTGGGTATGCGGGCGTACAGGCGGCTTCTACCGCATCAACGTTTCAACATACGCACTGACCACTGTCGCAACTGGCGGCCATACAGGTGTGACGTTCGACGCAAACTATGTGTACATCACAGACAATAATGGGACGTTTAGCAGGGTTCGTAAAGTTGACCCAACATCGTTGGCTGTAACGAGTTTGTGGAATGGGCCTGTGGCTGATGTGGCTTTCGATCCTGTGTTTGATGGTGCTAACAAAATCTGGTACTCCGCTAGTGGCGTTGATGAGCTTGTGCGTATCGGTCAAGTGGGCGGCATCTTTACTGATGGGGCGGCACACCTATGAGAGATCTTGGTATTGCTGACAGGTTGCGTGGTGCTGGTCTTGTGGTTGAGGAACAACCAGGGTGGCAAACTCGTGGATCAGCGTTGTTTGCTCCAAGGGCTGTGATGTGGCACCACACAGCATCAGCAATGGGCAAGAACCTACCAAGCCTCAATATCGTGACCAACGGGCGGCCTGATCTTGTTGGGCCTTTGTGCCATGTGCTTACCGGTCGAGATAACTGCAACGTGGTCATCGCAGCAGGCAGGGCAAATCATGCCGGCAAGGGGTCTTGGAACGGCAGCAGTGTTGGCAACAGCGCCTATTGGGGTATCGAGGTTGAGAACGTTGGCACGCCTGCTGAACCGTGGCGGCCAGACCAGCTGCAGAACGTTGCCGAAGTCACCGCAGCGCTCATCGGTTATGACCGCACACTCGTCGCAGATTGCTGCATGCACAAAGAGTGGGCACCTTCACGCAAGATTGATATGCACACGATCAGCGGTAATGAGATGCGTGCCCGTGTCATGCAACTCTGCATCGGCACACCACCCACACCACCCACACCTGTTCACACCTATCGCAAGGATGCGCCCATGTTTATGATCTCCGAAGGCCTCGGCCTATTCCTCCTGGTAAACGGCAACGTCTGCCAGTTCGCAACACCACAAGAGTTCAACAAGGCACGAGAATCAGCGCCAACAATTCCAACGGTTGTGCTACCAATCCCACAAGCCAAAGCGCTCATCGGATGAGCCTTAAAGACGAAGCAACACGAGCATGGATCTACCGTGTGCTCACCGCAGCAGTCCCCCTCGTAACCGCCTACGGCATCATCGACCAACGCACCGCAGCCTTGTGGCTCGGTGTCATCGGTGCACTACTCGGCATCGGTCTAGCATCAATGAACACAAGCACAAAGGGGCCCGACCTATGAGCGCACAAGTACAGCTCGACGACA